TGGCTTCAAATAGGAGGAAACAATGCTGTATGGGATGTTAAAACATTGTGGTGGTACACATATAATGAAGCATATGACGAAACTCATTATTATACACCAGCACATCAATTTTATTGGAGACGGCACACCGCACTTCCAAATATAAATGCACTTATTCCAATAATGCAACATTTGGCAATGTGTCAAAAAATTAGAAAATATGCTTGGCCAATGTGTGTGAATTCAAAATTAACTCAATCATATTTGCAATTCAATTCAACATACCCGGAAACATTTGCAGCAATTGAGCGTAATGGATTACAAGTTAATGAAACATTTAAAATGCCTGAACTAGTTAAAGATAATCTGGTTTATTCGCAGTACAATTATTATACAATGACAGGTCGTCCTAGCAATGCATATCGAGGATTTAACTTTGCTGCAATGAACAAAGAAGATGGCACAAGAACAGCCTTTTGTAGCAGGTTTGAAAATGGAGCATTAGTTGAAATGGATTTTGATTCATATCATGTTAGATTGATTGCTCGATTGATTGGGTATGATTTGCCGACATCATCAATACATGATTATTTAGGCCGATTTTATTTTGGTGTAACCGAACTAACTGAAGAACAACGTGCGGAAAGCAAACAAATAACATTTCGATTGCTGTATGGAGGCATTGACTCAGAATTTTTATCAATTCCATTTTTTGAAAAGGTAAATGCATTTGTATATGATCTTTGGGCTAAATGGAAAGCAAAAGGACGCATTGACACGCCCATATTGAAACGACCTATTACCAAGGATATGGTAAAAAATATGACTGCAAACAAATTGTTTAATTACTATTTGCAAGCCGTTGAAACAGAAGTATCAGTTCAAAAAATACAACAAGTACAATCATTATTAAAGACCCATGAAACGGTTATAATTTTATATACGTATGACAGTATTTTATTTGATGTGCCAGTAACTGAAGCAAAAGCGTTATTGCCTCAAATCAAACACGTGTTAGAACAAGGCAACTTTCCCACGAAAGTGAAGTGTGGGAATATTTATAATAAATTAAACACAATATCTTTATGAACATTGATTCAATATTAACAGAATGGAGTTACAGATTACCTAGCGGGTATCCAACTCGCGCACAAGATTATGAAGTATTATATGATGTTTTAATTGAAACTGCAAAAATAACACCTACCGAAGCCCGGCAAATTGTAGAACGAGCAAAAGGCACTGTTATTAATTCTATTAATGAAGCAATCAAAATAGATTCTATAGAAAATCAACTTTTACTAAAAGCAGTAAGTGATGTTAATAAAGTTGAAGATTTAACAAAATTTTTAAGTTTGTTACCGTTAGAAGCCGAAATGGTAACTTTACAATTTTTAAATAATTTATCAAATGAACAATCGCAACAATTTGCAAATTTATTATATTCTGAAACTGAGGTTAGTGAAGAATTATTAAATTCATTTAATTTTAAATCAGGAATATACGGCGAAATATTTCGATTACATAAACCTGGCTTAGGAAAAGGTGAAATACTTTTAGCAACACTTGTTCGAGATTCATATATACAAGGCGGCACCGTCTCATATGATTTAAATGTTAATGGTAAAAAGTATGAAGTAAAAGATTACAGTAATCCAGATAAACCTAATGCATCAATTCGTTTAGGAACAAAAGGTACAGTAACAAGATTCCGATTTTGGGATGAAATTACAACAACATTTCAACGATTATCACAATTGCGAGGTATAGATACACCTAAATTTGATTTAGATAAACTATTGCCAGAACCATTATTAAATGCAATTTACTATTTAGAACGCCGAAGAGATGTTATTCTTGCCGGAAATTTAGGTATAAAAGATAAGCAATATTTAGAACAATTTTATCAAGAAGCAAATAAATTACAATCTGAAATTAAAGGTTATACCAATGTAATTTTAAGAGGTCCAAATGCAATTCCAATTGAAATGTCAATTGAACCTATTAGTGATGCTAATGGCGACTCTTTTGTAATTCGCCCTATACGAGATACAAGTCAAAATTTAACATATGTTAATACAGAATTACGACGATTAAAATATGTTAGAAATCCATTAGATTTAAATAAAGATATGCAAGAAGCAGTTACAACTATTATCAACGATGTAACGTTTATCATATTCCGTAGAGATCGTACAAACGTAACACAAGATGTCCGCTATGCAGCAACTGATGCCGGCAAGATACGTATTATAGAAAAAGATATAACTCCATCAACAGACGAATTTGAAGTATAAGGACATGAATTGAAAACACAATTACTTTGCACATTTGCACATAGATCAGACTTAAACATTGTATCAGATTACATACAACAAAGCTACGTCATACCAGAACAACGAATATTTGTGTTTGCAAATGCTGATGCTGGAGATAATTTGTATTGTACATATAATGCAGATGCAGGAACACGCAGAGGTCAAAATACAATAAGCATTCATCGTAAAAAAGAAACCAATACACTGTATACTGTTAATGCACTCAATCAAATTATAAAGGCAGTTAATAACGGCGTAATAGACAAAACATTTCAACTCGATTGGAGCATTTATCAAAATTCATTTATACTTACAGACGAGGCAGGATATCGAGTGATTGATTTGATATTCTTCAAGAAAATAACGTGGTAACAATATTTATATATAAAAAACATCATGATAAAACTAAAAGATTTATACACAAAAAATTTAACAGAGGCAGAAATGCCAGATACAGAAAAACTTGGTAGAAACAATCCTGATTGGATTAATTTGGTTTCTAAATTAAAAACTCTTTCTTATTCACCAAGAATATTAACATTTATGGACTTTGATGGTATCCCATCTCAAAGTTTGAATTGGGGAACTACTAAATCTGCTCGAGGTAAATACGGGTTTGCACTTGCATCAACCTCTCCAAACTTACCTAAAGAACGTATGGATTTATTTAACACTGAAGATAAAGAAAATCAAATAGAGATGATCAATTGGTGGAAAAGCCGCGGATATCAAATAGATAATAGATCTGAAATTTCAATAAACTTTAAAGATGCAAACAACTTAAGAAATGATATTGAATCATTTTTTAAAATTTATCCGCCAGAATAGGAACATCATGATAAAATTAAAAACATTATTAGATGAATCATTTGGTGGCATGCTAGCAGCTGCAATTAGAGCAAACAACGCAATAACGCCACATAAAAACAAATTTAAAGTTGATCCTAAACAGGTAAAAGTTGGCGATGAATTAGAGTGGTATGGCAAGGATAAAGATCCTAGAGTAACTGGTACAATTTCAAAGATTGACTCTAAAGGCATAGAGATTACTAATCTTAAGGCAGTAGGTACTAAGAAGATGGATTATGGCCTTAAAGGAGTCACAATCAACGCTAATACAAAGTATTTTTATTTTGGTTCCTACAACAAAATGTTAAATCATTGGAAACTTAAAGACTCACAAGATACAGATCAAAACAATAATGGTTATCCAGATTCAACGGAAGGATCCTCAAATAATGAATTTACAGCATTGTTATCATCGTTAGAGTCTGATTTAAAGGCATATAATGGTGAAGAAATAACATATGAAGACGATGACGAAACAATGGAAATAACTGTAAGCATTTATCCAAGTGAACTCAAAAAAGAAATTGTCCAAGCCATTAACGTTATACTAAAAAAACATCCATTATTTGAGATAGACAAAGACACTATTGATCGATATCGAGATGAAGACGGCGTTACTTTAACATTTGATATCATTAAAAAATAAACAAAAAAAACTTAACCAATTACTTTGAATTAACCCATTTATTAATTATAATTAATAAGTAAACAGAATATATTATTAACAACTTAACAAAAGGCAAAAAATGGCTTTAAATTTAGACGCTATCAAAGCGAAGCTCAACCAGCTGAATAAGCAGGATGACAAAAAACAAAATTTGTGGAAACCTGAAACAGGCAAAACTCGTATTAGGATCGTTCCTTATATACACCGCAAAGACAATCCGTTCTTAGAATTGTATTTTCATTATGACATTAGCAAAAGATCTATGCTATCTCCGATTTCATTCGGTAATGCAGATCCAATTGTAGAGTTTGCAGAAAAACTAAAAAAGACGGGTGACAAAGACGAATGGTTAATGGGTCGCAAGATTGAACCAAAAATGCGTACATATGTTCCCGTAATTGTTCGTGGTAAAGAATCCGAAGGAGTTAAATTTTGGGGATTCGGCAAACAAATTTACACGGAATTATTAAGCATTGTTTCAGATCCAGATTATGGTGACATTACAGACTTGATGAATGGACGTGATATTGATGTTGAATTTACTCCAGCAGAAGGTGCAAATTTTCCAAAAACAACAATTCGTGTTAAGCCTGCAACTAGTGCAGCAACGGAAGACAAAGAAATTGCAACAAAAATCATGACTCAACCAGAGATTACAGATTTATTTCCTGAACCAACTTATGAAGAACTAGAAACAGCTCTTAAAGAATGGATGAATCCTGAAAATGCAGACGCAGATGTTGATTCTGAAGAAGCACCAGCAACTCCAACTAAAACCGCAAAACCAATTGCTGGTAAAGTAGAGGATGTTGCATCAGCATTTAACGATCTATTTAATTAAGGAGTAACAAATGGCAAAGAGCAAAAGCAAGTCAGAACTGGAAGACAGTTTAGCAAATACCCTAGCAGAAAGCATTAACAAGCAATTTAAAGGGCAGGCATTAAAAACTGCATTCTTTTTAGATGGTGATGATGATTCACCCAGCAATGTTAAAGAATGGATATCATCGGGATGCTCAATGCTCGATTTAGCAATTTCAAACCGTCCATATGGTGGATTTCCTGTTGGACGGATTACTGAAATTACCGGATTAGAAGCATCTGGTAAATCATTATTAGCAGCACACACTTTAGCAGAAACGCAAAAGAAAGGTGGATTGGCTGTATATATTGATACTGAGTCGGCTACTAGTTCCGAATTTTTATCAGCAATTGGTGTTGATTTAAAAACCATGTTGTATGTTCCATTAGAAACAATTGAAGAAATATTTGAAACCATTGAAACAATTGTTGAAGGTGTACGCAAATCAGACAAAGACCGTTTAGTTACAATTGTAGTAGACTCAATTATGGGTGCATCCACAAAAATTGAAATGTCAGCTGAATATGATAAAGATGGATATGCAACCAGCAAATCTATTATTTTATCAAAGGCAATGCGTAAAGTTACCAATTGGATTGCACGTGAACGAATTTGTTTGATATTTACCAATCAATTACGTGTCAAAATGGGCGTATCATTTGGTGATGCTTGGACAACGTCGGGTGGTAAAGCAATTCCATTCCATGCATCGGTTCGTCTTCGTCTTAAAAATACGGGGCAAATCAAAGCAAAGGTAAATGGAGCTGAACAAATTGTAGGAAGCAAAACAAATGTGCAAGTAGTTAAAAACCGAATGGGGCCTCCACATCGTAAAATAGATTATGAAATTTATTATGATAGTGGAATTGATAATTGGGGCGGATGGCTAGGCGTAATGAAAACATTTGATATAGTTGCACAATCAGGTGCATGGTATACAATGCAAG